AAATAATTCTCCAGATGCTTCTCTGAATTTTCTTTCATCAAAATTTGGATTTTCTGATTTTAAAATATCACAAAGACCATTCATAAATTCGCCACAATTTATGACGAATTTAATACCGCTTCTTTGATTTGCAAGTGTAGTATTTTCTTTTACTAACTTTGCTAATTTTATATAATGTTTTCTAGTCATTGATAATTCTCCTTTAATTAGTTAATCAATATGAATATACTACCATGTTGAATGTCATTTGCAATACCTAAATATCATTTATTTACACTCTATATATAATCAATAAATAGCTTATTTGTTCATTAATTACCTTAAAAGAGCTAAAATACCTTATGGAAGCAAAGAAAAAACCAGGAAGAAAGCGTATTACTTTCACAGAAGAACAATTAGAAGAAATTAAACACTTAGCTGGTCTTGGTGTGTCAGAATCCGCAATAGCCGATAAGATGGGCGTTTCATTGAGTACGATTGCTAGGCGTAAAAGGGAATCAGACAAATTTGACACAATGTTAAGGCTAGGAAAAATAGATGCGGTAAAGTCAGTTTCTAATGCTCTCTTTGATTCGGCTATTGGTAAAAATGGAACGCCTAATGTGAACGCTCAGATTTTCTTTTTAAAAAATAGAGGAGAAAAGGTTGCCGATTGGTCAGATGTTCAAAAAATAGAAAATACGTTTTCACTTGGAGAAGTGATCGATTCGGCAAGGCAACGCATACCAGATGCAACTCAAACAATAAAACGCCTTGACGAATCAATAGACAAAGGCAAGGGCATTTTCTTAGATAACAAAGGCACAGACAAAAGTAATGGTTCTGGCTCTCTCTCTCCTTCCAAAACAAAGACAGAATCATAGAGCGATAAGGTGTTATCTTTTTCTCCGCACTTTATCGCTCGACCAAATCGCAATAACCCCCCTTTCGAGCCAGGCGTGGTAGCGTTATATATATAACTAATGAACTAATTTTTTTTTAATTTTATGAAATATGGTGTAGAAGCAGAAAAAGAACTAATGACCGAGCTATGGTCAATGAATATCAAAGATGATCCACTAAACTTTGTAAAATTCGTCTTTGAGTGGGGAAAAGAAGGCACCCCCCTCGAAAACTTTACTGGCCCTCGTAAGTGGCAAGAAAAAATTTTGCGAGATATTGGAATACACATACAAAGAAATCAAAGCGTAGATCTACCAGAAATGTTCCGCTTGGCTGTAGCTAGTGGTCGTGGTATTGGAAAATCCGCTTTGGTATCTTGGTTAATACTCTGGATGCTTTCGACACGTTTAGGCTCAACCATAATCGTTACCGCAAACACCGAACAGCAATTACGCTCAAGAACATGGGCGGAATTAGGAAAATGGCTAACTTTAGCCATAAATTCGCATTGGTTTAACAAAACTGCTACGACTATCAGACCAGCACAATGGTTTGAAGAAGCCTTAATTCGTGATTTAAAGATAGATACTGGCTATTACTACGCACAAGCGCAGCTTTGGAGCGAAGAAAACCCAGATGCGTTCGCTGGAATCCACTCAAGTTACGGAGTTTGTCTAATTATGGATGAAGCATCAGGTATTCCAGCACCGATTTACAGTGTTTCTGAGGGATTTTTCTCAGAACCGACAGCCGATAGGTATTGGTTCACGTTTTCTAACCCCAGAAGGAATACTGGGCCGTTTTACGACTCTTTTCACAGCAAACGCTCGTACTGGAATCAAGAACAAATCGACTCACGCTCGGTCGAAGGCACAGATAAAGAGCTATTCCAACAAATGCTCGAACAATATGGCGAAGATTCAACAGTCGCACGTGTGGAAGTATTGGGCGAATTCCCACGTGCTGACGATGACACAGTAATTCCTATGGAGTTAATCAAAGCAGCCGTAGATCGTGACGTAGCTTTATCCGCAAGCGCACCGATTATCTGGGGATTAGACGTTGCTCGTTATGGTGGCGATAATTCTGCCCTCTGCGTACGTCAAGGTAATACAGTTTTAGAATTAAAATCTTTTCAATCTATGGATTTGATGCAACTTTGTGGAGCAATTAAAAACAAATACGATGATTGCACCGCTTTAGAACGCCCACAAGAAATCTTGATTGATGTGATTGGTTTAGGTTCTGGCGTAGTCGATAGATTAGCCGAACAGAACTTACCTGTGCGTGGAATTAATGTTGCCGAAGCGCCAGCTACGAAAAAAAATTATTTAAATCTGCGAGCTGAGTTGTGGTTTGCAATAAAAGATTGGTTGGCGCAGCGTGATTGCAGACTTCCTAATGATGATGAGCTTGTTTCTGAATTAGCTGCGCCTATCTACAAATATACCTCATCTGGAAAAATAAAACTCGAAAGTAAAGAAGAAATGCGTAAGCGTGGCATCAAATCCCCTGACAAAGCCGATGCCCTCTCACTAACAATGGCAAGTTCGGCTGCTTCCTTTAGTGGCAGTATGTCGTTTATGGGGTATAATTTTAGGCAACCTTTAAAATCTAAAATTATACGCATAGGTTAATCAATGGAAAACGATAAAGCTAAAGAAGAAAATCAAGACGAAGTAATCGACACGCAAGAATTACAGAGCATCTTAAAATCCGAAATGGATGATGCCAAAGACTACATCGACCAAATCGGTGAGTCACGAGCAGAAGCCACAGAATATTATTTAGGCAACGAACCAGAAGCAAATAGCTCCCTACAGTCGGAGTTTATTTCTACTGATGTTCGAGATTCTATTTTATTTATGTTGCCCTCAATCATGCGTACGTTTTTTGGCACGAAGAAAGTCGTTGAATTTGTACCTCGTAATGTTGAGGACATACCTTTTGCTGAACAACAAACCAGTTATGTAAATTATATTATTCAAGAAAAGAATCCTGGTTTCAAAGTTCTCTATGATGCGTTCAAAGATGCACTTGTCAGAAAGTCTGGCTTTGTCAAAGCGTTTTGGGATGACAGCATTTCTGCTGCTACCCACGAATACACCAACTTAACACCAGAAGCCTACATGGCTTTGGTTATGGATGCCGATGTGGAAATCGTCAAAGAGAAAGTTGAAATGCAAACCATGACGATGCTTGATCCTACGACTGGTGAGGAAGTTACGCAAGAAACCCCTGCCAGTTACGATGTTACGATTAGACGAGTCAAGAAAAAAAATCAAGTCTGCATTGAATCAGTACCCCCAGAAGAAGTTTTGATTTCTCGTAATGCGAGAAATATTTATGAAGCACCTTATGTCGCACACCGCATGGTAAAAACTGTGAGCGACTTAGTAGCTATGGGGTATGACCGAGAAGAAATGGAACAATACTCAGGTTCAGGTTCAAACTTGGATGCCGAAACCTTTGATGAAATAGAAGCTCGTAATCCTTACGATGACAATGTTTATGCTGATCGTGGTGGTTATGGCAACAAGAATGTTTTATACGTTGAACATTATTTATTTTACGACTTAGATGGCGATGGTATAGACGAAAGAATTAGAGTTTGTACCGCAGGCGAAGGCATTAATGTTATTAATGTTGAACAATGGGATGACTTACCGATTGTCATGTTTTCGCCAGATCCAGAACCACATACTGCGATTGGCTCATGTCCAGCAGACTATGTGATTCCAATTCAAAGAGCGAAATCACAAATCATGCGTGATACGTTAGATTCTTTAGGTCATGCAATCTTTCCGAGAATGGGTGTCGTTGAAGGTCAAGTCAATATTGATGACGTTTTAAATACCGATATTGGACAACCGATTCGTATGCGTGCGCCTGGTATGGTGCAACCATTTGCCGTACCTTTTGTCGGTAAAGAAGCCTTTCCAGTTCTAGGTTACTTAGACGAAGCCAAAGAAAATCGTACTGGAGTTTCTAAGGCAAGTGCTGGACTCAATGCCGAAGCCTTACAAAGTACAACTAAGGCTGCGGTATCGGCTACTATGTCTGGAGCGCAAGGCAGAGTTGAATTGATTTGTCGTCATTTTGCTGAAGGTGGCATGAAAGAACTCTTTAGCTTAGTCAATAACTTGGTTATCAAACACCAAGAAGGACAAGATATGTTTAGACTAAACAATCAATTCGTACCTGTTGATCCTCGTTACTGGGATTCCGATAAAGACGTTACTGTTAATGTCGCAATCTCCAAAAACAGCGATGACGAACGTATGGCAGTTTTAAATAACTTAGCAGGTAAGCAAGAACAAATCTTACAACAGCTAGGCCCAAACAATCCTTTGGTTAATTTACAACAATACTCAAATACGCTTACCAAGATGATTGAGTTAGCTGGTTTCAAAGATGCCCAAAGTTTTATAAACACTCAAGTACCGCCAATGCCACCACAACCACAGGAACAAAAACCTGATGCTGCGGAATTATTGGCACAAGCGGAAATCCAAAAAGCACAAGTGCAAGCACAAAAAGCTGTCATTGATGCCGAAACAGATCGTATGAAAATTATTATGGATGATGATAGACAGCGTGATGAAGCCGAAGCCGACATAAGATTGAAAGCTGCGGAACTAGCTGGCAAGTATGGTACACAGATTGATATTGCAGAAATCAATGCGTTGATGGAACGTGACCGAGAAACTATCCGACAGATAGCGAAAACTCAATCACAGGGGTTGTTTAACGATGACTTCAACATCTCCAATTAAGCTATACCATTTGGAATGTGTAGTTGGGGAACACGTCTATATCGGCACAGACATCAAAGCTCGTAGTTTTGAACAAGCAAAATCATTTATGAAATTTTTATTTAAGGATAAAATAGAAGAAGATACAGAAATATTTTTAATTAAAGAAACAACTTTACACTAATGAAAGATTCAAGATTAAAACGAGCTGGTGTATCTGGTTACAACAAACCGAAAAGAACGCCAGGACACAAAACCAAATCACATATTGTGGTTGCTAAACAAGGCGATAAAATCAAAACCATTAGATTTGGACAACAAGGCAAGACTGGTGATAAAACCATGACTAAGCGTGCCAAGTCTTTCAAAGCCAGACACGCAAAAAATATTGCTAAAGGTAAAATGTCCGCAGCGTATTGGGCAAACAAGGTGAAGTGGTGAGAAAGTTTAAGAAAGTACCAAAGACCAAAGGTGGCGTACCTAAGAAGTATGTTGCTGGTGCAAAGAACCCTAAAGCAAGGGAGAAAGAAATAAAAAGAACTGCTAAACTATACAAACAAGGTAAATTAACCCCAGCTATGATGAACAGAATATCTAAACAAAGGAGCAAAAGTGGCAGGAAGTAAGCAAGCAACTATAGATAAATACGCTAAGTCTAGTGGTATTTCCAAAGGCACTTTAGCAAAAGTTTATAAACGAGGTCTTGGTGCATATTATTCGTCAGGATCTCGACCAGGTGTATCTGCACATCAATGGGCGGCTGGCAGAGTACGATCTTTTGCTACAGGCAAAGGTGGTGCTAGAAAAGCCGATGCAGATTTACTCAGACCAAAACGTAAAAAGAAGAGGTAACTATGTACGGCTACGGCAAGAAAAAAAAGAAAACTAAAACTAAACCTAAAACTAAAAAAAGGAAGTAATCATGCCTTTTAGTAAATATTCTCCAAAACAAAAGAAGTTGGCTAGAGTAGCTAAACCTCGTAATAAAATTACTGGTGCTGATTTTAAAAAATTAAAAGCTAAAAAGAAAACTAAAAAGAAATGAAGAAAAAAATAAAAGCACCTAAAGGCTTTCACTTTATGAAGTCTGGCAAGACTTATAAATTGATGAAGCATGAGGGCAAATTCAAACCACACAAAGGAGCTAGTCTAACTGCTGAGTTTGAGGTGCAAAAAACTCATGGTTAAGACAAGTGGACTTTGAGCAATATTATGTTGAAGCATCTCTATTATTAGCAAGTGTCTTAGGTGGACTTGCTCTCAAAGACTATTCAGTATCATTCATCAAAGGTCTTAAATTCAAACTAAACTCACAATTCAACGAAGGCGATAAAGTCTTACTCGATGGCGAACAAGCCATGATAATCAAGATTGGTATGGGTACAACTGTCTTTGGTGTATATTCAAAAGATGGTTATACTTGGCGTTATATTAGCAATACCAAGATAGAGAGTTTAAAATTGGAGAAGATAGTTGATAAAGATTTACACGCTGACTCAGCACATGAGAAAGCTATGAAACTACAAAAAATATTAGAAGGTAAAGACGATGATTGATAAATTTTTTAAACCCATTAGTGATCTGATTGGTAGAGCCATACCTGACAAAAACAAACGTATGGAACTAGAAGCTAGTATCAAAGCGCAAATGATTGATTTGCAAAAAGCTCAAGCAGACATAAATTTAGAACAAGCCAAACACCCTAGTATTTTTGTTTCAGGAAGTAGGCCTGCAATCCTTTGGATTTGTGCATTAGGTCTAGCTTGGCAATTCTTCTTAGCGCCTTTAATGAATTGGGCGGTAGTTATTTCAGGTTCATCAATTCAACCACCAGTAATTAATACCGAAGGACTAATGACTTTGACTTTATCTTTGCTTGGTCTTGGTGGTTTAAGAACTGCTGAAAAATGGAAAGGTGTTGCTCGTAACAATATGCGAGAAGAAAATGTTAAAGACGTACTAAAACCTTGATATGGTTTTTATGACAGAAATACCAGCAGTCTTATCCGATAAGAGCGTTAGGATATTTGAAGGCCCATTGGTTTATGCCAATGACTTTGCCGAAGCCGAGCGTAAAGCAAAACAAATGAACAAAGATTTAATAGTTGTAGGTGAATACTACATGGCTGAAAAAGTTTTTTTTGAAGATGAACTGGGAATTATATAAAAACTTTAAACCAAAAGAATTTGCTTGTCAGCATTGTGGCAAGGAAGGTATTAAAGAAGAATTACTCAATAGACTACAAGCTCTTAGAACTTTCTTGAATTTTTCTTTTGTAGTCAGTTCTGGCTATCGTTGTCCAGAGCATCCAATTGAAGCAAAAAAATCTAAGCCTGGTACGCATACTACAGGCTTGGCAGTCGATATATTGTGTCGTGGTACAGAAGCATATAAAATTATTACCCATGCACAAGAATATGGTTTTACAGGTATTGGTGTTAATCAAAAAGGCAATAGTAGGTTTATTCACCTGGATATTGCAGATCATTCGGAAGAAAGACCAAGACCTACTGTATGGAGTTATTAATGGCAAGAGCAACAGTCACAGAAGTAGATAAGCGTTTAAGCTCGCACGAAGCTGCTTGCGAACAACGCTGGAAAGAAAACTATAGACGTTTGGATGCCATTGAAAATGCTATAACCTCAGTTAATAAAACGATTAGAAACACCCTAATATTTGTCCTAACAATATTTTTAGGCGTTACAGGATTTCTACTCCAAGAAGTTATTTATCAAGCCATCGCTTAAATTATGCCCTCACAAAAAGAAGTATTAGAAGCCAACGAAGCAGAAGTTATTTTAAATAGCGATGTATTTAAAAAAGCTGTTGCTAACCTCAAAGAAGAATATATGCAAAAGTGGGAAAACTCCTCTGAAGCCGATAGCAGTTTTAGAGAAGATTTACACAAAGCAATCAGAATTTTGCCTGAAGTAGAAAAACATCTTAGGATTATTATTGAAAAAGGCAGAATAACTAAGACTCAATTAGACAAGATAAGAAGCATAACAAGATAATAATTGTTGAGCTTTTCTGGTCTTTTAGAGTAAAATTCAAACATTATTTACACTAAGAGGTAAAAACATGGCAATAACGGAAAAACCGACTGCATTACAAAATAATTTAGAACAGGCAGAAAAAGCATTTTCTAACTTACTGACTCCTGAAGAAGAAGCACCAGTAGAAGAAGTTGTTGAAGCTGTCGAAGAATCTGTAGAAGATATTGAGGAAGTTATTGAAGAACCAGAAATGGAACTTGAAGCTGCCGAAGAAGTCGAAGAAACAGAAGAAGAATATCTTGAAGAAGATCAAGATGAGTCACAAGAAGATCAAGTAGAGCTTTTGGATGACGAGCAACCTCAACTTTATACCATTAAACAAAATGGCGTTGAAGTAGAGGTCACACTCGAAGAACTTCAAAACGGCTACAGTCGTCAGCAAGACTATACACGCAAGACTCAAGAATTGGCTAATCAACGTAAAGAGATTGAAAGCCAACAAGCAGAGTTAAGGCAAAAGGATGACATTTATAAGGATTTGTTACCGAAACTTGAAGCTAATTTAAAAGCTGAGTTAGGTGAAGAACCAGATTGGAAAGCTATATATGACGAAGATCCTATTGCTTATGTTCGTGAAAAAGACATTTGGAACGAAAAACAAAAACGTCTGGAAGCAGCTCAAGCTGAACAGCAAAGAATCAAAGATGAGGAACTTGCTGAACAGCAGAAACAAATTAAAGAATTTGTTGAGTTTGGCAACCAGCAGTTATTAGATAAAGTTCCTGAATGGAAAGATTCTGAAAAAGCTAATTCTGAAAAGATAGCGATTAGGGATTACGCCATAAATGTTTTAGGATTCACGCCACAAGAAATGGATCAAGTTTATGACTATCGCATTTTGTTAGGTTTAAGAAATTCTTGGTTGCATGATAAAACTATCAAAGCAACAAAGAAGAAGCCAACACAGAAAGCACCAGCCAGAGTAGCTAGACCTGGTACTGCCAATCAAGTTAAGAAAACAACTCCTTTGAAAAAGTCAAAACAGAAATTAGCTAAATCTGGCAAAGTCCAAGATGCAGCTAAAGTATTTGAACAATTAATTTAATTTCTAGCGAAAGCTAGAGGAGTATATAAACATGGCTAAAGTCACAAACGCCTTTGATACTTATACTGCGACTGCTGACAGAGAACAATTAAGTGATGTTATTTATAACATCTCTCCTACAGCAACTCCTGTAATGAGTGCCATTGGTAGAAACAATGTAAAAAACGTGCAATTTGACTGGCAAGTAGAATCTTTGCCTGCTGCAAGTGCAACTGGGAAACTTGAAGGTTTTGAACTTTCAAGAGCAGCTTCGACTGCTACAACTAGAGTAAGTAACGTCTGTCAAATCTCAAGCAGAGATGCGACTGTTACTGGTTCACAAAACGCTTCTGATGCTGCTGGTAAAAGAAGTGAAATGGCGCACCAATTAGCTCTTATGGCTAAAGCGTTGAAAAGAGATATGGAAGAAGCCTTAACTCAAAACAATGCTAAAAACGCTGGTAACGCTACTACTGCTAGACAAACAGGTGGTTTAGAAACTTGGATCACTACTAACAAGTCTATCGGTACTAATGGTGTTTATGGCGGTAGTGGTGCAGCTACTACTAATGGAACACAAAGAGCTATTACTGAGTCTCTTGTTAAGACTGTCCAACAGTCTTGTTTCACTAATGGTGGTGAGCCTTCATTATTAGTTGTTGGCCCTCACGTGAAATCAGTTGTATCTGGTTTTACTGGTAGAGCTTCAGCTAGACAGTTCGTAGATGCAAACACTATTGAAGCGTCTGTATCTATCTACTCTGGTGATTTTGGAGAACTACAAGTAGTTCCTTCAAACAGAAGTAGAGCTAGAACTGCCTTACTATTAGATCCTGAGTACGCAAAAGTTTCTTATCTTAGAGATTTCGAAACTATTGACATCTCAACTATTGGTGATGCTGAAACTAAAATGATAGTAGTTGAATTCGGTTTAGAAGTGAGCAACGAAGCTGCTCATGGAGCTGTTTACGACTTATCTACATCATAAGTTTAATTAAGGGGGGTGAGTAATCACCCCTCTTTTTTAAGATGGCAAGAAGAACAGTAATAGACACTAGAACAAACTTTGTTAGCGAGTTCGCTACAGAAGATGATAAGTTTGTTTATCACACTCAACAAAACGTAGCTCCAATTTTGAAGCACGTTAAAGACTTACAAGAATTAAAACCAGGTAAAGAATTACGTCATGTTGCGGAAGTACCTATGGTAATATATCAAAAAGCTATACGAGAAGGTTGGGCGAACGATAAAGCCAAATGGAAAAAATGGTTGAATGATCCCAACAATAAACTTTTCAGAACTTGGCAAGGTAAAGTATGACTTACGATGAATTAAAAACACAGATAGCAGATTTTCTAAATAGAAGTGATTTGACTTCTAAATTGGATTTTTTTATTGATGCTACTGAAGGTGAACTTAACAGAAGATTAAGAACCAAAGACATGGTAGTTAGAGCAACTGCTACTGCCGATAGTCAATATTTATCTTTACCAACTGACTGGTTAGAAGCTATAAACATAGAAATTACCTCTGGTGATTTCACACCTTTATTACAACAATCCATAGAATCTTTAGATGTTTATAGAAAAGCTAACGACAATACTTCTGGACAACCAGTCTTTTTCTCTATTGTTGATAAAACTTTAGAGTTAGCACCTACACCTGACACAAGTTATACATTACAATTAACTTATTATGCTTCGATAGCAGCGTTGAGTAGCACAAACACTACTAACTTTGTATCGACTGGACACCCAGATGTTTATTTATATGGTTGTCTAAAACACGCTTCAATCTACTTAATGGAAGATGAACGTGTAAATATGTTTTCTCAGTTGTTTGAAAAAGCACTAGAGGAAATGAGAATGGAACAAGAACGTGCTGAATTTGGCAAAGGCTCTTTAATACCAAGAAGAAGAACTTATGGCAAAGCACATAAAACAACTTATCATTTTAAGAGTTGAGGTAAGATATGTCAGGATTTAGTGATTATTTAGAAGATAAAGTTTTAGACCATGTATTCGGTGGTAACGCTTTTACAGCACCATCTACTTTATATGCAGCTTTATATACAGTAGCACCATCTGATACTGGTGGTGGCACAGAAGTTTCTGGCGGTGCTTATGCTAGACAAACAGCAGCATTTACTGTTTCTGGTACAAACCCTACAACTGCAAGTAACACAGCAGCTATTGAATATCCTACAGCTACAGCCGATTATGGAACTGTTGTTGCTGTTGGTATTTTAGATGCTTCTTCAAGTGGTAATTTATTAGCTTACTCTACTTTAGATTCCTCAAAGGTCGTAAGTAGTGGGGATGTTTTTAGATTCAATGCTGGAGATCTTGATATAACGCTGGCGTAACATCATGGCCAGTATCGGCTATAATCAGGGTTACTACAGTAGATCCAAATATAACGACTTAGCACACCAAGCTGAAGCCACAATAGCTGGCGTTAGCGGTGGTAGTGCAACCTCAGTTTTTGTTGTTGATGGCTCTAGTACCATTTCTGGTACAAGTGGTTTTAGTTCAGTAGGTACACAGATAGATTTAGGTACAGCAACGATTCAAGCTGTATCTGGTTTTAGTTCTGTAGGTACACAAATTGACGCTGGTAGTGCAACCATAACTGGTGTTTCTGCCTTTAGCTCTATAGGTCGTCAAGTACATACTGCTACAGTAACTATTGTTGGTACTTCTGGTTTTACTTCCATAGGTACACAAATAGATCGTGGTGTTGCTACCATTGAAGCAATCTCTAGTTTTAGTTCTATTGGTGGGTTAAAATGGACAGACCAAATAGTTGCAGCAGATACTTGGACAGAACAAACTGTGGCAAGTGATACTTGGACAAACCAAACAAATCCGACAACTACCTGGACAGATTTAGACGAACAAGAAGTAGCATAACATGGCAGATACATTTACAACGAACTTAAACCTTACTAAGCCAGAACCAGGAGCAGCCGAAGATACTTGGGGTATTTCTTTAAACAATGATTTAGATGCGATAGATGCAATATTTAGTGCAACAGGAACAGCAGTTTCACTAAATATTGATGGCGGAGATATAGCATCTGCGGTTACGATAAATAAGTCACCAGTCATAACATTGGGTGGTGATCTTTCTGGAAATGTTACTTTAACAAATTTAGCTAGTGGTACTTTAACTGCGACTGTCGGTACTTTAAATCAAAGCACTACAGGCAACGCAGCTACCGCTACAGCTTTACAAACTGCCAGAACGATTGGCGGTGTATCTTTTGATGGTACAGCTAATATCAATTTACCTGGTGTAAATACTGCTGGCACACAAGATACTTCTGGTAATGCTGCAACCGCAACTGCTTTAGAAACTGCAAGAACAATTAATGGTGTTAGTTTCAATGGCACGGCAAATATTACAACGCTTACTGCTGGTACAGGCGTATCGGTATCAGGCACAGCAGTATCTATTGGACAAGCGGTGGCAACATCTGACAGTCCAACATTTACCAATATGACTTTATCTGGTACTGATTCAATTAAAGTGCCTGCTGGAACTACTGCACAAAGAAATGGATCACCTGCTGCTGGAATGTTGAGATACAACTCAACTACAGGTGAATTTGAAGGTTATACAAATGCTTGGGGTGCTATCGGTGGTGGTAGCGGTTCATTTAGCACAAATATTCTTGCAGGTGATGGCTCTACTACAGCTTTTACATTATCAGCAGCACCAAGCTCAGAAAACAATTTGATGGTGTTTATTGATGGTGTCTTTCAAGCACAAAATGTTTATTCGGTTTCAGGCACTACTTTAACTTTTGCTACTGCACCTGCTAATGGCAGAGTCATTACTGTTTATAACGCTGAAGAAGTATCTATTGGCACGCCTTCAGACAGCACAGTAACTTCTGCTAAGTTAAGTGGTAATTTAGTAACGCCAGGAACTTTAGATTTGAATGGACAAGAACTTATTCTTGATGCCGAT